CACTGGCCGCTAAATCAAATTGACGAAACCGACATCGAGACGTTGATCCCGTTTGTGTTGCGATATCCGATTTGGAAATCAAAGCGCGGCGAGCAAGGCAATGAGCGCAAGGTCTACGCGGATCAAATGGAGTTGTAATGACTGAAGCCGCAGAGAAACTGAGTGGCAAACTCGGATTAGACACCACCGACTTCAAGACGGGCGTGCAGGCCGCCAACCGTGAACTGCGCGTTTTGGAGAGCAGTTTCCGCGCGGGCGTGGCTACCCTGGGCGACTGGTCTGCATCGTCCACGGGGCTCGAAGCGCGCGTCAAGAGTCTCACGGGGCAAATGGATATCCAGAAGCTGAAGGTGGCGGCTCTGCGCGAGGAGTACGAACGCGTCAAAACCGAAAAGGGCGAGAACAGCCGCGCCGCGCAGGATCTCGAAATTAAACTCAACAAAGAGACCGAGACGCTCGGCAAAATGGAAGCCGAACTCGGCCAGACCGAAACCGCCCTGACCGAGATGACCACGGCCACGGAAGAGTCAGGATCGAAAGCAGAAGAGGCGGGCGGCAAGTGGGATGGGTTCAAAACCATTCTGGGCGGCGTCGGGGCGATGGCTCGCGGCGCGCTGACCATGCTGACAGGCCTGGCCGTGGGCGCGGTGGCCACCATCGCGGCGGTGGGCGGGCTGGTCTTCTCATCTGCAGCTGCGGCGGATGGCATTGCAGATATGAGCGTCAAGACGGGCATCTCCGTCGAACGCTTGCAGGAAATGAAATACGCGGGCGACCAGTTGGGCGTCTCGCTCGAAACGATCACGGGCGCGCAATACCGACTCACGCGCGCAATGGCCGCTGCGCAGGAAAACCGCTGGGGCGACCAGGCGCAGACCTTTAAGGACATCGGCGTCTCGGTCGTGGATGCGGCGGGCAACCTGCGCTCGAGCGAAGACGTGTTCAACGACGTCATCACCGCGCTGGGCGGGCTCGAGAACCCTGCCGAAGCCGACGCCATCGCCATGTCGCTGTTCGGCAGGAGCGCGCAGGAATTGAATCCGCTCATCCGTGCAGGCACGGGCGAGCTGGCGCGCCTGACCGAGGAAGCCCGCAAGAACGGCGCGGTCGTTTCCACCGAAACGATCGGCGCGCTGGCAGGCTTGCAGGATCAACTGGACGGGTTGAAGGGCGGTCTGCTGGGCGTGGGCATGACGCTGGCGGGCGCGTTCGCACCGTTGACCAGCGGCATTCTCGGCGAAGCCACAGGCGTTCTGCAACGGCTGGCGGGCATCGTCACCAACTTCGCAGGCACGTCCAATTTTGCGCCCGCGCTGGCGGGGCTGTTTACCGACATCGTGAAAGATATCGCCACCTCCGCGCCGCAGATGCTCACCGCGGGCTTGGGCATTATCCAGACCATTCTGACGGCCATCAAAAACTCGCTACCTACCCTGCTGACGGCGGCCACCGACATTCTGACATCCCTGCTCAATTTCATCGTGGCGGCCCTGCCGATCATCATCCCGATGGGGATACAAATCCTGCTGGCGTTGGTCAATGCCATTTTGACGAACCTGCCCATGCTGATCGAAGCGGCCTTGCAAGCCATCATCGCCTTGGCGACAGGGCTGGCCGCCGCCCTGCCAGAACTCATCCCTGCCGTAATGCAAGCCATCATCACCATCGTGCAAGTATTGATCGAAAACCTGCCCCTGCTGGTAGATGCGGCCTTGCAGTTGATCCTGGCATTGACCTATGGCCTGATCGCCGCCATTCCGATTCTTGTGCCTGCCATCCCCGAAATCATGAATGCGTTGGTGGGCGCTATCATCCTTGCCCTGCCCATGATTGCCGACGCGGCTTTGCAGATTATCTTCTCTCTGGCTACTGCCCTGACAGGCGGCAAGCCTGATATGGGCAAATCAGGCACGGCGTTGGTTGACGAGTTTGTCGCCAAGATGAAAACAATGGGAACGCAGATCCGCTCCATTGGCAAATTCATGGTGGAGGGCATCTGGGAAGGCATCAAGGGCGCGTACACCTGGTTGTATGACCGTATCAAAGAATTTATTGACGACATCATCCAATCCATCATGGACGCGGGCGAAGGTCACTCGCCCATGAAGAAGTTCTACGCGCCTGGCAAATTCGCAGTGCAGGGCTTCGTGGGCGGCATGTTCGAGGAAGCGAAGAACATGGAGCGCCAGATGGGCTCCTTGCTGAACGGCGTCCACTTTGCGCCCGCGTTCGCTTCAGGCGGCGGATCGTCGAACGTGGTCAACAACAACGGCAACAGCCTCACCATCAACGGGCTGACCTTCCCAGGCAATGACATGAACTCGATCACGCTGGCCGATGTGATCGAATACATTAGCAGGAGAGGCTAGATATGTGGCGCGTCAAATCCTACCAAAGCGCATCCGCCGACGCCGCCTTCGATCTGAGCGACGCCAATTACTCCGCCAGCATTGAAGACAAAGACCGAATGCAGGTGATGCCCACCTATAAGTCGGTGGCGATCTCACGCGGCAAGAACGCCCCCACGCTCGTCGGTAAGGTCCGTGAGATGGACAAGACCAAGGTCACGATCAAGATCAAGGCGGCGGACGAATACACGGCATTTTTGAGTCTGATCGCGGCCTGTCCTAATGAAGAAGATGAAGGTACGCTCACAGTCGTGGACCGCTATGGCGTCGAGTGGACACTCCAGGCCAGCGTTGTAAATATCAACCGCACGGCCTACCCACGCGTCTACGAGATGCCGCTCGATGTGCCAGACCTGATCTGGCGCAAGGTGGCCACGGGCGAAGTCTGGAATGTCACGGCCAGCGGGCAGGAGCATACCGTCACCAACACGGGCAACAAATTGAATCGCCCCAAATTCATCTGCGAGGGAACCGCCATCAAACTGGACGGCTTCCTGTTTTCGTATTGGGTCCCCGTCCGCAACCAGCACACGCGCGGCTACAACTTTAAATCGCTCGATCTCACCAACGGCGGGCTGGATACCCGCGACTGGGTCAAAGACACGTCGCGCTACGTGCAGATCAACAACGCGGGCGGCATCAATTCCAGCCAGGTCACAATCCCCTACGATACGGTCACAGGCTCGATCCCCGATTACGGCATGGGCTACATCAGCGACGGCGTCAACGTGGAACAGATCTGCTGGACGGACCGCACAGGCACGACCAGCGGCAACCTGACGGGCATCACGCGCGCCATCGGCGGGACATCGCCGCACTCGTTCGCCGACAACGTGAAGATTTACTTCAGTTATTGTCAGGCTGACCTGCGCGACGTGCGCGTCTATCGCAACGGGCTGGAGCAGAACGCATGGATTGATGCGCCCAACACGGCCAGCACGAAGATCTGGATCGTGGCGAGCGAACCCGCGGGCATCTCGCTCACGCTCGGCGCGGACATCTCGAACGTGGGCGACATCACCGAGATCAACTTCAAGCCGACGGTGGCGAACCGTTCCTCGCTCAACCTGCTCCCCAAAGAGGGGACGCTTCGCATCAACGACGAAGCCTTCCACTTCACCGACCGCGACCCGATCAAATTTACCGCGGACGTGGACCTGCGAAGCATCTGCGACACCGATCCCGACAGCCACGCCATCGACGACGCGGTTTATTTCCTGCCGAACGATTACTGGCTCTACATGGGCAATCCATACATGGAAGCGCAGGAAACCGACGACACGCGCAAGCCCATCCTGGACATGACCAACAGCGACAACGTGACGCGCGTCCACACGTCCTTCGGCAGTGACGACGGACTGCGCGCCGATTCGTGGATCCCCGACGTGGCAGCGTCGTCCTTTGCCGAGACGCTCAAGGCCAGCCAGTTCTATGGCGGCGACCACATGGACGACGCGGCCGACCCCTACACCGAAGCGGGGATGCTGATGCGCTCGATCTATCGCAACGGCGCGTGGAAATACGAGACGGGCAAAATTACGTGGACGATCTACGAACCAGGCGGCATTGACCGCGTGGTCGAATATATCTATGAGACCTACAAAACGGGCTCCAGGTATCCTGCCTGGGTGAAAATTGAAAAGAGCAAAGACGGCGTGGGCTGGGAATCAGTGGTCGTTCTTACGCCGCCTGCCAGCACGGGCAGTTGGGGCTCGCCGACCACAGCGGGGCCGCACGCCGTGGCCGCGGGTTATTACTATCTGCGCCTGATCATGTGGGGGACGCAGGTGGGAGGACAATCGGGCGGCGTGGGGTTGCTCTCCGCGCTCGAGTTCAACTCGTTCAAATACGAAGTGGAATTCCCGCTCGTGCCTGAGATCATGGCGCGGCATGAGGGCGCCTATGAACACAGCTTCCGCCTGCTCAACCAAAGGACGGGCGAATATTTCAAGGTGATCCTGGCCGACAAACTCAACGGCGAGTTTGAAGTGGACTGCGAAGCGAAGACCTTGAAAACGCTGGCCGACAACCGCAAACGCCGCGCGGCCATTTACATCCCCAACACCCAGCGCAATTGGATGACCTTCGCCCCTGGCGATAACGACTTGAAGCTTATCGAAGAGTCTGTCACGGGGTTGCAGATCACCATCGTCCAGACAGAAATGCTGGCGGCCTAACATGGCATCCTGGGGCTTACTCTTCGACCGACGCGGTCACCTTCAAGATGAGTTCGAATCGTCCTTCAAACGCTCCTGGGGCATCAACATGGTCGGGCAGTGCCGTTTCACCCTGCCGATCAACGATCCTAAGAACACCCTGCAAAACTTCGAGTTCGGGATGCACCTGGTAGTGATGAATGATGAAGGCCTGCCGCCGTGGTCGGGCAGGCTCGAAACGCCGCGCGTCTGGGGCAACAAGACCAACAAGCACTACGCCGAATCGCACGCCAAATACTGGCAGGACCGCATCGGCGAATACACCATCCCCTATGGGTTGCTCCAACCCGCGGGAACGATCATCAAACGCATCATCCGCATCGCCAACATGCGCGAAGACACGCTCCTGCGCCCTGGCGATATTTTCACAGGCGGCAAAAAGTGCGGCACGGTCATCTCCGCCGATCAATACCTGGCTGAAAATGTGGAGCAGATCATCAAGCAGTCGGGTCACGAATACGAGATCGTGCCAGTGGTCAACAACAACCGACTGATCCTGTATCTCAACTGGCAATCTCAGCTCGGCATCGAGACGGGCGTCAGCCTGAACGATTCCAACAGCCGCATCGAAGAGAACAGCCTTTCGGAAAACGGTCCCATCAAGAGCCTGATCCTTGGCACGGGTAAAGAGAATGAGATCAAGAACCATCACCTTGCCATTGACCATGCCAGCTGGCAGCGCTACGGCCTGCGCGAAATGCCGCTCGAAGTGGATGCCGTGGAAGCGGTGGCGGTGAAGGTCATGACCGAACAACAACTGGACGAGCTCGCCGACCCATCGCGGACGTTCCGAGCGACCGCGTCGAATGTGGACGGGTTGTATCAACTCTTGCGGCTCGGCAACCGCGTCCAATTTGAATCTGTCGAATCTGGCTACGGAAAGCGCGGCATTATTGGGACGCAGGCCGCGGTCCGCATTTTGGGCATGGCCTGCGCCGACGAGGTAGACGGCGCGGCGCTGACCATTGCCATCCCTGGCGAATAAAGGAGACCTCATGTCAAACGTCCCCTCCATGAACGACGACCTGCGCAACATGCTGTTGGCGCTCGACCGCGGCAAAGAAAAGGATATCCGATCTGAAGTCACGGGCATCAAAATGCTCGTTCGTTCGCTATGGCAAAGAGCCTATGGCGAACCCATCGAACCAGGCGTGGATGAAAATGGCGTCAGCCGCACCCAGTCTTTTGGCATGAACAATCTGGAACAGTCCATCAACAACGCGAACGCGCAATGGATCAACTGGTGGCTCCCGATGGCGCTCGTGAGCGACGACATCACCGCCATCTATTGCCATTTGCTCGTCACGTTTGACAGCGGCGCGAAGTTCCTTTACGTGGGCGGGATCTTCGCACGCATCGGCGGCGTGGATGCCAACAACGTCGCCCGCTACAATTTTGCCATCCGCCAGTGGGAGGCACTCTCCACCGATGGAACCAGCGCCAACGGCGTGAACGGAGCGGTGCGCGCCCTGGCCTTCGATGAAGACACGGGCTACGTCTACCTTGGCGGAGACTTCACCAACGCGGGCGATGACGCGGATGCCGATTACATCTGCCAGCACACGGGCACGTCGCTCGCCCCTGAAACGGCGTTTGTGGCCGTGAACGATTCGAGCAGTCGGTTGAATGGCATTGTGCGCACTCTGGCCGTCATCCCTGCCGTTTTTCCTGGAACGGTGACGCTCTACGTGGGCGGCGATTTCACCAACGCGGCTGGAGATGCCGCCGCCGATTACATCTGCAAAAAGGCGGGGTCGGGTTGGATCAACTACTGCGGCGCCGCGCCTGGCAAGGTCTATTCGATTGCGACCAACTCCGCCGAAGAAGTGTTTATCTGCGGCGCGGAAGTGGATCACGGTCACATCCGCAAGGGGGAGGGCGGCGCGTGGGTGGCCGTCAATTCGTCGGGTGACACGCCCGCCTATAAGGTCGCATTTGACGCGAACGACATCCTGCACGTTGGCTCGGGCGATCTCCTGATCGACAATGGGGATGGGACGTGGACCACCTACGTGACCAATGGCGCCGTCTACGATCTTGCCTTCGACGCGAACGGCGGCATTGTTGTAGTGGGCAACTTCACGGAAATTGACGGCGTGGACGCTCCTCGCGCGGCCATCTTCGACGGCGCTGGCTGGCAGTCGCTCACCAACGCGGGCGGGCTATCGGGGCTGAGCGGCTATGCCTACGCCGTGGTCGTGGATCAGGACAACAGCACGGTTTACGCGGGCGGTACGTTCGACACGGCAGGCACGATCCAGGTCAACTGCATCGCGGTCTTTGTGCGTCCGCTTTCCGATGCGCTGGATATTCTGGCAGGTCTGTTCGAGCAGTACGATGCGCGGAATGAGGCGAAGTACGTCGAAGCGCCAATCACCGAATCGGACATCACACTGGCCGATAACACTACGAACGACGCGTCCACGACCAAACATGGATTTGCGCCAAAGGCCGTCGCGCCG